AAGATACATTTATAATATATGACTGCTCGCCAGAATACGGCAATACGTCTTACGAGTGCTTTAGAGGCACAGTGTTGGAGGATGCTAACGGCTCGTATTCTTGGTGGAGGTCAATAAACCAGAAAGGAATGACTAACGATGAATAAGTTTGAAAAAATAAGCAAGGATCAGTTCTTCAGAGACTTTGCCGATTACCTTAAAGATGAGGGCTTAGATGTAAGGGATGGTACAGCGATATACAACCTCATAAAGCTCCCCAAGAGAGCCACTAAAGGTTCGGCGGGATATGATGTGTTTGCCCCGTATGATATAACAATCCCACCCAAAGGCACTGTTAAAGTCCCCACAGGTATAAAAGTATACCTTGATGATGATAAGTTTCTTGCAATATATCCGAGGTCGGGACTTGGTTTTAAGTATAAGATGCAGTTGTACAATGGTACGGGCATAATAGATAGCGATTATATTTTCTCCGATAATGAGGGACACATCTGGTGCAAGTTCTACAACGACAGCCCCGAAGGTAAGACGATTACCATTAGAGAAGGCGAGGCAATGTGTCAAGGTATTATCCAGCAGTTCTTTAAGACCGTTGACGATGAAGCGGATGGCATAAGAAATGGCGGGATGGGAAGCACCACAAAATAAAAAAATAAGGGAGCAATGCATTAAGCAAAGCTCCCTACTCTTAAAGGTGGTGATGATATGATAAAAGTATTGACGACAAAAGACGTTGGTGCTATACTGAAGATAGGCAAAAATCAAGCATATGCCTTAATGAACAGTAGTGCGTTCCCCTCTTATCGTTTAGGCGGCAGACTATATGTAACACAAGATGCACTTGAGGAATGGCTTCAGAAAATAAGAAATAAAAATATAGTTATGTAATAAATATGTAATACAAGCAATATGCAACGTTTAGTATTTACCTATATACCGTGGTTTCAAGAGTCGAACCCAGTGGCCTCCGACGCCATGTGCGCTGGTTCGATTCCAGTCAGGCGTACCATATGGATACGGCGATATATAGCCAAATACTAAAACAGAAAGGGATGCAGTCACAGCATCCTTTTTCTTTTATTTTCACTCTTTTTATTTCCTTTTCACTAATTATATGTAATAAAATATGTAATAAATCCTTGACAAATAAAAGACCATGTGTTATGATATTTCCGAGGCGGTGATACTATGGCACGTAGAGAAAAAGGCAATGGCTCAATCTCTCAGCGCAAGGATGGCACATGGACAGGCAGAGCCTTTCTAGGGTATAAAAAAGACGGCAAACAATTTATCAAAGCTGTTTACGGTAAGACCGAAGCAGAGGTAAAGAAAAAACTGAAAGCTCTTCAAAAGGATATTATTAAATTCTCTCCACAAGAATCCGTTAAACTAACTATGTCAGAACTACTCGATGACTGGCTTTACAATATCAAACAAGTAGAGCTTAAACCATCTTCCTTTGACCGTGTTGAGATAACAGTAAATAAATTAATTAAACCAAACATAGGATACCTTCAGGTACAATCCTTGACTATGCAAGACATTCAACAATTAATCAATGCTCTTAACAATCAGGGATACTCTTATTCCTATATCAAGAAGGTGTATAATGCTATCAATGCCGTTCTTAAGATAGCGGTTGAGCGAGATTATATACGTAAGTCTCCCTGCACAAGAATCGTTCTGCCTAAGCAGTCACAACGCCGCAGGTCTGATATTGTATTCTTCAGTGACGATGAAGTAAATAAGATTACTGCAAGCGCCTTATTTCGCTACACTACAGGTAGATATAAATACAAACACGGATATGCATTTATTATACTACTCAATACAGGTATGCGTGTAGGTGAGTTGTTGGCGCTGAAGTGGGATAACATCGACTTTAATGAACGGCAAATACATGTTACTGAGACGCGTACACAAATTGTAGACCGTACCGATGCAGAACAAAAATATACAACGGTTGACCAGAGTGCAAAGACCTCTTCCGGTAATCGCTACATTCCTATCAATAAGCAGACTGAAGAGGCATTGCTTTATTTTAAATCACTCGGATACAATAATCCTTATATAATGGCCAACTCAGATAAAGGAGTTGTAACCTATCGTAACCTACACCGTGCATTATCAAACATTCTTGAGGATAATAACATTGACCACGGCTCAATACATAGTCTGCGCCATACCTTTGCGACTAGATTATTTAAGAACGGAGTCGATGTAAAGGTTATCTCTGAATTATTAGGGCATAGCGATATTAGTATTACCTATGATATTTATACTCATGTCATAGACGAGCAAAAGAAGAAGGCTATTGACATCTTAGATAATTTGTAAAAAAATAGGCGGCACACAATTAAGTGTACCGCCCTTATTTATTTAGCGATGGCCGCTATTATAGCTCCGGCAACGCCTGTTGCTACTAATGTTGCTACGGCAGTAATTGCCGCAATCTTAATTTTCTTTATATTACTTAATGTCTCCTGCGCCGGAGCATTCTCTAAAGCTGTAACCTTCTGCGCAACTTCGCGCTGTTCAACCTTCATCTCACCGACATCTCCCTCTACGCGTTTGAGACTCTGAGCCATTAAAGCAATATTGCTATTCATCTCGTACAGCAGTTCTTGCTTCTTCTCGACATCACCCATCCGACCTTTGAGGTCAACTATGTCTTTTGTGTTTGATTGAACGTCCGCTTTTACTTCATAAAAATCCTTATCCGATATTGCCATAGCTCTGCTCCTTTCACTTTATTTGTAGCCAAAGCTCACACAAAGCTTGGAACATAGCGTTTGTCGTGTTCTTTCCAACGTCGCCGTCAACTGCGCCGCAATTGAATCCATGTGCGTTAAGTGCCGCCTGTAATTCCTTTACGTCAGAAGCTTTGTTAATATCAAATGTTCTCTTTAGCTTTTCAATTTCTACCCAACCTGCACCAGATTTGAGTCTACCATATTTTACATATTCAACAACCTTTTCCTCTACGATGGTATACTTAGTTGTGACTGAGATTGTAGATGTAACAGCTCCTCCTATCTCTTTATAGATAGGAGTACCACTCGTAAGTGTCTTTGTATAAAGACCAACAGGCTCACTGAGTCCTGCATTAACCTTCTGACAAATCTCCTGAGTATGATTTCTGACCCAAGTCGCAGGGCACGCCGTTGCCGCAAACATATAGTGGTATGTAAGAGAACCGTTTTTGTCACCAGTAAATTCAAGCTTTTTTATACCATTACGCTTACATATATCAATACACAGTTTGATTAATGCATCGTAAGAAGCCTTAGAAATAGACCAAGGCTCTCCAACCATATCATTAGACACCTCAATAGTAATAGCTCTACTATCATTCCATGAGCTAGAGCTACACCATGACCTATCCTTTTCGTCGCAGAATAAACCTATATTGCCGTTGACATCAATTAGATACTGACAACTCTCGCCACGAGAATTTGCAAGTCCTATATAATCTTTTAGATTTCTTACTACTCCGGCATAATGATGAATAGTAATCTTTGTAATTTGATTAATAGGCTCTTTGCAATTTGGGAAGTCTGCATATCTACCTATATTTTTATTTGGCAATATATAAGTATATATTACCAAGGGCGAATTAGTAAATACCATAATTACACCTCCTCCTCTTCATTCATTTCCAGTTCAGGAAGTCCTGCAACGGAAGTCAGTAGAGATAGGATTCCTGCCAATACAGAAGCAGATAAAACGAGCTTCCAGTTTACAGATTCTAACGCCGCCGACGTACCGATTGTGGCGATAGCAGTCTGTGCTACAGTCTTCAGAGCACGGATTCCTGCCGCCTTTGCCCATTCTTTGTTAATGATTTTTGCCATATCACCACATCCTTTCTTAATTAATCCTTATCTATTTCAAAGGCGTAAGCCTATTATTTTCAAAGTTAGGCGGCAGTCATAAAGACCGCCGCCGCATTGTTTATCTCATTTCAGAGATAAAGCGTTCAAATTTTTTGCGAGTCTGCTCGTCAGGAGCTTTCTCAATCAGCTCTTCGATTTCTTCTATAAAGTCATCGCGAGCGTCATCTCTTGTGTAACGTCCTCTGCCCATAGAGCGACCACGAGCCATAGAACGTCCACGCGCGTTAGAACGTCCGTCTCTCTCCATAGTAGGAGCGCCATCATAGTAATAACGTCCGTCCCAATATGTGCCAGAGTAGCCGTCCTCTTCTGCCTCCATCATAGCGATGCTTGTCTTGAGGCTCTTCATTGTGGATGCGAGGGTGTGCAGGTATTCTGCGTCACCTTGTGACAGTTCACCGCCACCCATTTTAATTTTCTCGTTTGCTGATTCAAGGTCGTGATAAACTGAATCGCAAAGTTCATAAAGTGTATCTAATTTGTTTTTCATCTTTCTTCGCTCCTTCTTATGCTATGCGGTTTATAACGAGATTGCCGTTAATCTGATTGATTACAGGCGTAGGTGTTACGGTCGGGTCACTTGTTACCGACACATACTCAACAGACAATGAGAAACAGCAACCACGCGGCACTTTGATAATCGCCGTACTTGTTACATTGCCGTACTCTTCGACCGCCTGCGGAACAAATATTGCTCTGCTGGTAGGTCTTGGCTCTCCGTTGACCGTGAGGGCAACTGCTATCGGTGTTACTTCTCCCTCCTCGGGGATGGCTATATTGCCGTTGAAAGTTACCTGATAAGTAGCGAAACATTGTCCGTTGGTGACGCCACGGAGAATAAAAATACCCGTCTCGTCCTCGTGATAAACATATCCCTTGGTACAAGGTATAGATGCTGTAAAGATTATCGGGGCGTTAAGAGCTATGCTCTGCTCCGCATTAGCAAGATATTCTGCCGCCATAGTATCACCGCCTTACGCTATGCAACCGCAAGTGCTTGTGCCGTTGCAAGTAAAGATAGGCTGATTGCCGTATACGGGCTGTGAAGGAATGGGGCAACTACGAAGCTCAGAAACGAGCTGATTTGCCACTGTCGCCTGCGATGTTCTCAGTTCCGCTGTCTGTGCGGTCTGTGAAGCCTGAAGGTTTGCAAGATTGAGTTGAGTTCTGAGCTGGTCGTTCTCGCGCTTGTAGCCGTCGAGTTCGAGAGCACAGAGCTTATCAAGGATTGCCTGTGTGTTAGCGGTAGAGTTTGCCCTTGTAGCGCAAGCCTCTGTTGCAAGGGTGTACTTCAGGTCGTTTGTTGCCGCCCTATTCTCACAACAGCAAGTTGCTAACTGCGAAGAAAGATTTGTAAGACCCTGTGTGTTGGCGGTCTGAGCCGCAAAGCTACGCTCAAGGTCTGCTATCTGATTGGAGTACATCTGCTGTGCAAGTGCGTTCTGAGCACCGTTAATAGACGCGTTTACTCCTGCGAAGCCAGCGCAAAGGCTATTCTGCACATTGCCGAAACCGCCGCAAAGAGCATTTTGTACGTCTCCAAAACCAGATGTGATTGAGTTCTGAATGTTGCCTACCTGATTAGACAACTGCTGGTCGCGGAATCCATCACTTATGTGCTCACTGTTATTGAGCCAAGGATAGAGTCCGAAACCATCCATTCCCATTGCCATTGCACCATAACCGCCGCCAAAGCCGCCAAAGCCAAAGCCGCCGTTACAGAGAGCGATGAGGAACAGGATGCCGAGCCACGAATCGCCGCCTCCGAAAAGACCATTGTTTCCGCCGTAGCCGTAGGGTACGCCAGAAGTTGCGGGTGTCACGAGCATTGTTGTGTCATTTGTAAGAGCCATAATAGCCCTCCTTTCTGCCTTTAAAGGCGAGAGAGCCGCTTACATACTACTTGCGATGCAAGCGGCAAGGTTTTATATATCAAGGCGGAATTGCCTTAATACCTTGTACTTACATCTTCTTTGCAAGCATAGAATTGACACGTCCCATAAGCGTGGGTGGTATTCTATTGTTTTGTGCTAAGAATTGTACGATTTGTGCTGGGTCTGACATACCATCGGGTATGCCCAAGTTAGTTAAGTATTTAATCGGATTCTGAATAAATTGCTGATATAATTGTTGTAAATTGGGTTGCTGTGACGGAACTTGATTAGTGTTTGAGCAACCCACATTAAGCGGATTACTCACTACCTCTCAACTCCTTTGCTATTGATTGCATATCTTCAATGATAGCCTTGAATGGTTCAAATTCGGATTTAGTCATATAAAGGCTCATATCTATTTGAGCCGAGGAGTCGGTTGATTTTGGTTGCGAAACAACCTCGTCTGTCTCCTCCTCAAGACGAAATCTCTTAAATACTGGTGGTTCAAGTTGCGACATTCCCATAGACTTTGTATAACAGTAAGGTCTACTGTCATCTATAAAAGTAACAGAACTGCCAAGCGCAACCGACCATTCTCTTGCCTGATTTTCATTCTGAACATGAATGATTTGGGATTGCTGAATTGTTGGACTTTGTGCCACAGGCATAGGCACTCCCATATTCATATAAGGATTATTGTAAAATTGATTAGAAAAATTTGGATAAGCCATAAGACTTCACTCCTTGTAGTAAAATGTAATAGTGTGATTATTCTTTAGTATAGTAATAAATAGGTGATACCGAGCCACTGTCCCAAGAGTCGATATAGCAACCGTCAACGATGGCGACAGCGTGCGAGCCGCTCGCGACTATATAGTGGCCGTGCTTGTGTTCATTTGCAAAGTCGGCAACGGAATAGCACGACGGACACTCATTGGGGCATATATAGCGGTTGAAGCCACGACTACGTAAATAGCCGTCCCACACACCATTTTGATTCCCCCAATCGCCCGCATAAAATCCCTCTATGCACAACTCTACATAAATCTTTTCCCACGAATCGCCAGTTACAATGGAAATGGCGCGTATCACGCAATCTCCTGCCCTCTCGTTGCCTCGTGGGTTTTCGTCGTAGCGAACATACATAATTATTTATCTTTACCGCAGTAACACGTATGTTCAACCATTGGCAACCTGAGTTGCCCGATGGGATTTGCCGAAGTGAAATAATCGTCTTTTGTTTTCATT